TGATTTGCATATCTTCCATTAATTTAACAAACATATAATCTCTCTCTAGTATTGGATTGATTACGTTTAGTTCTAGGATTGCCACAGCTGTTCCAAACCATGCTCCTACTGATAGTTCAAATAAAATCTCCATTATTTACTCCTTTCATAAAATAGTTTAAATGGATTGTTTATTGGTCTACTTACAAATGGTTTTCTGTTTTTAATCCTCTCTTTTCTTTGTCTTTCTTCTTGTATTTCCATTCGTAATGCTTCACTTACCTTTTTAATTTCCTTCTTGTATTCTTCTACTGTTGAAGGATAAACACCACGAGGTCGCATACCATATAGATCTTTGTATAAATCACTATAAGTTCCACCAAGATCACATAGTTCCTCATGTTGTTGTTTAGTTAGTACAGTATGTATCATTTTTATTTCCTTTCGGTGCGTTCACCCCCCCGCCAGAATGGTGTAAGAAGTGAGTTCGAGGGATATCTGGGCTGATTAAACCCAGATATCTAAGTAAACTTTGATAGCTAGTAATTATTTAATTACAGGCTCTAATTCATGACCATTTTGTTTAAGCCACTGAATTGCGTATTGACGCTCAATTTTAGATTTCTCAACATCTTTAGCTTTAGATGAATAAGGCACATAGGTTTTACCTAGTGTTTTTTGATAGAAATCAGTTTGAGCAGATCTCTTGATACTTAATAGCTCTAATGAATACTCATAATTAGCTTTAGTATTTTCATATCGCTTTAGTTGATTACCAAGAACCTCAAGGTTTTGCATCATGGCTTTTTCTGATGTTAAGCCACGAGATCCACCAGTGCTATCAACAACAGATTGTAGTTGTCTTTCAACAGCATCAAGTTTGTCTTTCAAACTTTTGATGCGATAGTCAGTTCTAGCGATAGCTGAACCAAGATCGACCTCGATATTAAATAAATCATCAGAATCAATCTCTGGTTTGTATTCACATGCGAGAGCAGTGAATACAGCTTGTCGTTTGTTAGCGAGTGTGTTAGTGCGTTTATCGTTAGTTTTCATAGTTATATTACCTTTCTGAGGATCGAGTATTTGATCTCTCACAGCGATAGCGAATAGCGAAGCGAATCAGGAGCGTTAGCGACAAGCGAGCGGGTGCGAGATCAAACACGCAGAGACTCAAGAAATAAGTGGTAATATTACATGAAAATAGATAAACGAAATAACCACGAGATAACGACAAGCCCAACCAGAGTCTACAGTATCAGCGACTTTGTCCTACACGAAACCAGACAGAGATCTGATAGAACGAATATGATAAATAGCGAGCCTGACGAGCGGACACGAAGTGTATTTATCATTGAGTGATGAAGATCTAGCTGGTGGAGTAGGACATTGGAGCGACATAACAGTAAAGTAATAGATTATGACTATAATTGTCTTGACAAGGGAAAACAGAGTCTATATCTAACAAGAGGTGGGCAACGAGTTATCCAACAACAAGTATGGGCTGACAGCCAAGCAAAAGACGTTAGTAGATACTATCGTAGCTGAGGGTTGCAGCATCAGAGAAGCAGCCACTAAGGCTGGATATTCAACAAAAGACGGAGGCAGAGTAGCTGCTAGTCGTACACTACGAATCCCCAAGGTACAGCAGTACATGATGGATCAAGTGGCACGAACTATAGGACTGGGAGCGGTGACTGCATCACACAAGTTAGTCCATTTAAGCAACAACGCACGCAGTGAGTATGTGCAACTCGAAGCTAGTAAAGATATACTAGACAGAGTAGGACTACGCACCCCAGATAGAGTATCTCACCAGATAGACGGTGAGATTAAAGTGAATATAGATCTCTCCTAACAAACAGGGGGTGGGGGGTTAAAAAACTGTATGTGTACGGAGAGAGAGATGTCAAACAAACAACAGAGTCCAAAAAAGCTCTACAACCAAACACAGATACTAAACTGGACAAGAGAAGAACAGATGAAGCATAAGGTGTGTTATGTCTGCCAACAGTGGGGGACTATTGCCTTAAAAGGAGAACATGGGAACTATTATTTCGTTTGTGCGGACCACTGGAAAGTGGATCCTTCGTATATGGATCAATAAGAATATATTTTTAAGGAAAAAAAGGCTCTCAGAGCCTGATGAACACGAAGTATTCTTAGGATCAGACTCTTATTGAGAGAGATGAAGGGAAAGTACCTCTTTCTTTGTAATAGGTATAAGCCCAGTACCAGCCTTCTTTGTATTCTGTTTGCAAAAATTCTTTAACATCACGATCTGGATCTTCAAAGAAATTAACAAACGCTTTGATTAGTTTATTCATACAGCTGATATAATTAATATCTTATAGAAATCTAGTGCTAAAACCACACAACTGGTATGATGTCAAGCCACATTTAGTGTGCATTGTATATATTTTTTTAAACAATAAAGTTTTTATTGACGCTAGGTAAGAGCTGATATAAGCTAAACTCGTCTGGTTAAGACATAAAGCGTTAGTGTTGCAACACTATAATACAAAGGAGAATAAAATGCCTAAAGTAGGAAAAAAAGAATATCCTTACACAGCTAAAGGAATGGCTGCTGCAAAGAAAGATGCGAAGAAGTCAGGTCAGAAAATGACGATGACTAAAAAGAAATATGGCAAGTAAAGGTTTATACGCCAATATTAATGCCAGAAAGAAAAAAGGCATATCAAGGTCAAAGAAGAATAGTACAGTCAGTCCTTCAGCATATGCTAATATGAAGGCTGGATTCCCTAAGAAGAAAAAGTAATGGTAGCCAAGAAATACCAAAACCCTGAAGGGGGATTAAATGAAGCTGGAAGAAAACATTTTCAACGTACAGAAGGAGCTAATCTTAAAGCACCTGTTAAAAAAGGAAAGAACCCCAGAAGAATATCTTTTGCTGCTAGATTTGCTGGTATGAAAGGACCTATGAAAGATGAAAAAGGTAGACCAACAAGAAAAGCCTTAGCATTAAAAGCATGGGGCTTTGGTAGTGTGGAAGCAGCAAGAAATTTTGCTAGAAATAATAAAAAATCTTGAGCAGTAAAGCAAAGATCAAAGGTACTCGTGTTGAACGAGAAATCGTTAAGTTATTTGAAGCACAAGGATTTTCAGCTCGTAGACAACCTATGTCTGGAGCGATCATGGACTTTCCCCATGATGTTTATGTTAATGATTTATTTGATGGAACAACCATTGAAGTTAAAGCCAGAAAGAATGGTGCTGGATTCAAACAGCTAGATGATTGGAAAGGATCAGCTGATATTTTAATCTTGAAAAAAGATTTTGAAAATCCTAGTGTGTATCTTGATTGGAAATTATTTAAGGAGTTTTTAGATGTCTATAGAGAATACCAACATAGATTCGGAAGTGAATCTGGAAACAAGGAAACAATTTCCTCTAAGTTTTCAAGAGAGAGAACGATTAAGAAAGATCGTAAAAAAAGTTCACCTAAAATACCTTCCCGAAAGTTTTCTGACCAACAAGGAAGCGGACAAATTAATCGAAGCTCTTGGTCCAACAGTAAGAGAAAAATTGCTAAAAGAGTACATAGACAGAGTGAAGTAGATGGTACAGTTCAACTACAAACCAGATGGCAGTACCTTAAAGAGCTTTCTAAAAGGAGATGATTTCTTTCGTGGAATACGAGGACCAGTAGGTTCTGGTAAATCCGTTGCTTGTTGTGTTGAAGTTTTTAAAAGAGCTATTCAACAAGAAAAAGGTAAAGACGGAATAAGAAAATCTCGTTGGGCAGTTATTAGAAATACTAATCCTCAATTAAAAACAACTACTATTAAAACTTGGCTAGATTGGTTTCCTGAAAATACTTTTGGTAATTTTGCATGGTCAGTTCCTTATACTCATAGAATTAAAGTCGCTGATATAGATTTAGAAGTTATCTTCTTAGCTTTAGATAGACCAGAAGATGTTAAGAAACTATTATCTTTAGAACTAACTGGAGTATGGGTAAACGAAGCTAGAGAGTTACCTAAGAGTATTATTGATGCCTGTACTATGCGTGTAGGCAGATATCCTTCTATGAGAGATGGTGGACCTAGCTGGT